ACCATGACCAGGAACCGTGAATGCTCCCCCATGCTGGAAACCACCTAGGGCAACCCCTCCTAGACCTCCACCACCAGCTCCTCCACCAGCAGCAATGGCTCCACCACCAGGGATGAGAGCAAGGAGAGCCTGACGGACCAGGAGCCTCGTGAGGTCTGCTAGCATACTGTCAACCAGACCCTTAAAGTCAGCCTTGCCTGTAGTGACAAAGCTCACCAAAGCGTCCTCAGCATTCCTGAACCCATTGACAACTAGATTCTCAGCAGCACCAGCAACGTCTGTCAGTGAGTCCTTGATTTTCATGAGACCACGAGTAAACCCACTAGCAGAGTCCTCTCCCATTTCCAACTGGAGGAGTTTGAGCTTTTCCATTTCCTCATTGTACTGCTGTAGGCTGATCTTACCTTGGTCCCTCAGTAGGGTTAGGTCTGCCTCACGTTGCGTCCACTCCTCCTGTGGTCCCCTGATTTCCTCTAGGAGATTCTTGAGACGTTCAGTCTCATCATTAGAGGCTTTGATTGCCTGTTGTTCTCTAACCAGTCCCTCAATGAGTTTTCTCTGTTCCTCACTCAGCTCACCCTCTGCCTGAGCAGTAGCGTCCAGGAGTGCTCTCCTGACCTCTTGTTCCTTAGCGTTTAGCTGGAGGAGTGCATTCTCATTCCTGAGACTTTGAATATAGTCCTGGATAGCCTCACCAGAGACCTCACCATAAGCCTCATTGATTTCCTTGAGTGCTAGTGCATGTTGCTCGTCAGTGATTAGTTTTTTCTCCAGCAGGGAGTCCAAACGTCTGAGGGTACTCTCATACTCCTGCTGGGGACCAATGATTTCCTTAAGTAATTCCTGTTCAGCTTTCAGCTCAGCATTAGCAGCCTCAATGGCTGACTGTTTCCTCACCTGAGCTATGATTGCATTTTTCTCGTCCTCAGTCAAAGCACGTTGGGCAATCCCTAAAGCCTTGTTGATTGCTTCCTCCTCCCTCCGTGCCTCCGTGGAGAGAGTCCTCAGCTGGTTCTCCTTGACTAGACTCTGTATAAAAGCCTCAAGGTTCTTGGTATTCCTGTTCCTCTCCTGAATCTCCTTGACCATTGCTTGTCTATGTCTAATTGCTGCTTTCTGTAGTCTCTCAGTTTGAGAGATAGCCTCATCAAGTTTCCGGTTGAAATGATCCATTGCAGCAATGGTCCCACCAATAGCAACAGCTCCCAGAGCTAGGAGTGGGTTGGTTGCTATGATTGCCCACAAGGATTTGAAAGCTAAACCAACCTTTCCAACCACAACCTTGAGAGCTGACATAGACCCAACGAGCTGAATGGAACCAACACTCATAGCTTTTTGAGCAGTGCTAAAGGCAATCATTTTAGCTGTAGCACCAACCAAAGCAACCTGGAGCTTTTGCAAGAGTGTTACTGCTGTAACAAGGAGGTTGGGAGCAAACGTGATAGCAAGTGATACACCTAGCACCTTGGTTGCAGTAGCTAAGGTGTCCATGTTCTCAGCAACCCAACGGAGAGTCTTAGCCAGGTTAAGTAGGAATTGGGTCAAGGCTGACTCTGAACCCATTTCACCAAAGGCTAGAATCACAGCCTCAAAGGCAGACTTGACGGCAAGCAAAGCTCCGTTGAGGTTCTGGTCCATGACCTCAGAAATTTGGTCAGCTGTCCCAGTAGCGTTATTCAAAGCAGCTGTCAATTGGGAGACTCGTGGTATCATTTCCTTGAGGACTTCTGAGGCTGGACCACCCCTGTCACCAAACAGCTCCAGTGCTAGACCAGTGTCAACACCTGCCTCCTTGAGTCTCTGGAGAGCACCAGTGAGACCCACACTTGAGGGTCTGACCTCCTCAAGCTGGATTCCCATTTCACGGAGACGGTCAGCTGTAGCAGTGGAGGGAGCCTCCAGCTCAGACAGAACTCTCCTGAGACCTGTTCCAGCTAGGGTTCCCTGTAGACCAGCGTCAGAGAGGGTTCCTATTGCTGCTGCTGTTTCCTCTAGGGAGATTTTCAAACCAGCTGCCACAGGAGCAACCAGTTTCATTCCGTCTCCTAGCTGCCTCACGTCAGTGTTAGCAGAGTTAGCGGTTTTGGCTAGGACGTCCACCACACGTTCGGTCTCAGAGGTCTCTAGCCTGAACCCAGTGAGAACATTGGAGGCAATATCAGCAGCAGTCCCAAGGTCCAAGGCTCCAGCTTGAGCCAGCTTGAGGGTCCCACCAACAGCCTCTACACTCTCACGAGCGTCAAACCCTGCACGTGCTAGGAACTTCATTCCCTGTGCAGCCTGAGAAGCTGAGAACCTGGTAGTTGCTCCTAGCTCCTTTGCCTTGTTCCTCAGGTCCTCAAACTCTGTCCCAGTTGCTCCAGTGATAGCTTTAACCGTTGACATTTCCTGTGAGAACTCAGCAAGAATCTTGACCCCAAAGCCTACACCAGCTCCCACAGCCAGAATACCAAAAGCCTGCTGGAGGACTTTCCCAACCTCCCTCCCTGCCTTTTTCACACGGTCAAGACTACCCTCAACCTTTTTGCCACCAGCAGCAGCACCACGAGGGTCAACCTTTACTCTGATTATGAAGTCAGCCAAGGCTATTTCCCTTTGCCTGGTCCCTTGTTACCACTACCCTCTTTGGACTTGTTCTTTTTGGACCACCACTCCATGTAGACTGTATCCATTGCCCTAATGGTCCTGAGGAACACACCTGTCAAGTGATCGTCCAAACCTGCAAACTGAGCAAACCTTATAACCTCTCCCCAAGGGATAGGACCTATCCCAAAACCAAACTGCCTACAGGTTGAAAGCTCCCAGAAACCGCTCAGGTAGAACTGGTCCTCAGGTGTCACGAGGGGAGGAGGCACAAGGAACTTGGGGATTGGTTGACCTCGTGCCTCCATGACCTCTGCAACCCAACCATTGTCCTCCCAGTCTAGGACCCACCTGAGCTGCTGGGCAAATTTTCAGACACCTCGTCAGGGTCAGCCAGAGGACCCTCCACAAAGTTGAGAGGCTGCTCACAGAAGTCCCTCAGCTCTCCGAAAATCCAGTCAGGTAGAGCCTGGAGGAACTGCTCACAGTGAGCCTCCGTGAACTCAACGTCATTCCCCTGAGCGTCCTTGACGTGCTTCCAGCCACGGAGAACAAACTTGGGGAAAAGCTCCTTGTGAACGTCCCTAACATCGTCAGCCAGCTTGGCTGTAATGTTGCCAGCAGCTAACGCTCTGGCGTATTTCTTACTCCGATTCAACAGAGCATTGAAATAGGGACGGTTGCTCCTGTTGGCAGGAGCCACAATCAGGACAGGCTCAGGGTCCTGCTCAATCATGTGAAGGGTGAACTCAGCTGTTGACTCCTGTGAAATGTCATAGGAGTTGAGGTGTCCAAAATCAGTCATTCTGGTGGTCTCCTTGTTTGAGGGAACGGGTCCCCTCTGTTATTCCCACTGGCTCCTAGCTGCTAGGCAGGTAGGGGAACAGTGAGATTCCAATGGACGTCCCTAAGGTATCGTCCTTGACTGCCGTTGCAGGAGTATTGATCCTAACCGTCTCGTTCTCAGGGAACTCCTTGGCTCCGTCACCCAGCAGGACAGCTGGGAAGTCAAACCAAATCCCCTGATCCTCATTCCTGAGACCAAACTCCATTGTAACCGTGGTGTTGTTCCTGATAGCAGCAGGAACAGCAGAGTTAGCAAAGAGAATCTGAGCGTCAATTGTGACATTCAGGTTCCCAATGTTCATGAAGCTAGCTCCCAAGGTCCCAATACATTTCTCAGGAGAGACATTGTTGTTGATTGTGAGGTTGCAAGTCTTGAAACAAGTAGACAGTCCATCCTCATCAATCTCAGTGATTCTCAGCCTACCAATGTCAGCAGAGGTATTGAATGCAGTGGTCTGAATCAGGTCCATTGCATTAGGAGCCTCTGTGTCACGTGTGGCTGACGGGGGTTCAGTGTCGGTTCCAACAAAAGCAAAGCCTATGGTTGCCTTGTCTGCCAGGGGAAGGTTGAGCGTGAGCTGGTTACACATATTCCCCTTAGCATACTCATAGTGGTCTGTCCCCACACCACCAAGGTCAGGGTAAGTAGCCTCAAACTGGAATGACTGCTCCAGGTAGTCACTATCAGTGACAGGAACATTCCTAATGAACCTACCAAAGTAAATGTCCACCAGCTGAGTTGTGTTAGCCTCCGTCACCCACGTCTGGCTGGTTTTGTCAATCACCATTGTGGTTGCAGTGATAGACACCAGACGAGCATAACCAGAGTTTTCAGCATTGGAGAACTGGTTGATTGCAAGTGCTCCACCAAAGTAGAGCTGCTGACCAGGAGTAAGAATCCCAGTCAAGTCCTCAGTCAAGGTAAGGGTCACCTGTGTTGCTCCAACAGCAGTCACGTCCAGGTCACCAGCAATGGTCCTGAACCCACAGACCTCAATCCTTGCTTCTTTGGGAGGTGCTACCTCGTCAACCAAGTCCTCCTCCACAGCAATAGCTGTGGCTCCTGAGCCTGTTGCTACCTCCTTGAGTCCATTGTTTTCACTGTTGGTGAACCCACGAGCAAAAATGAGGGTATTCTCAGCCAGTGCTCCACCAGCACCAACGTCATACTCCTCAGCTGTTCCGTCCACACCAGTGATTGTATTGGAACCCTCATAGTCACCAAAGACAGCACCACCTGTGGCAGTTGCAAAGCAGAAACCCTCAATGAAGTCATGAATAACCTCACCAGTAAGGTCATGCTCAAAGTCCACAGCACTGTCTAGGTCAGTGATTGTTCCTTTCTGCTCCTGCCTTTCAGCAGAAATGGGGTTTCTGGAGACAGTGGTGATAGTTGCGCCAAATGTCCCAATGGAGTTAGGCTGCAACTTTTTCCACTGTGGTGTACCTGGCAAGACTCCAAGGCTAGCCTCCTTGCAGACTTGAAAGGCAACCTTGTTAGTAGATACCTCAGCCATGAAAATTGCCTCCTACTTTATTTCGTCATAGGAGAACTCCACTGAGACCTCTCCTCCGTAGTGCTCTCCAACTCGTCCCTGCTCCACAAATGTTCCGTCATGGAGCATGACTCCAGAGATTGTCTTAGCCTCAAATAGGAGACGGGCGGTTCTACCAAGGAAGTCTAAACGCTGGAGACCAATGTCAACGTCCGTCCTCACTTGGATCTGAACCCGTCCCCGTCTCCTGAATTTTCGGTTACCTGTTCCACCAAGAGTATGCTGCTGGGGTCCAGGAAAGTGAATGACCCTCATTAGGATATACTCAACTAAACCCTCAGGTTTTTGAGCTTCATTATCCAGGTAGTAGGGTACAGCAGGGAGACCAACGTCAGTGTCCCAGTTGTTAATCAACTGGTTACAGAGTATGACTCTTGCCTCATTCTCAGTCACGTGAACACCTTCCCACCAAGCCTCCTGGTGTGCCACTCCACAGCCATGTCCACAAACCCAGGTTGTGCCTTTGGTGACCAACCCTCATTCAACAGACCGATATAGGGGACGTTATTGGTTATCCACACTGGACCCATTTCCAGTATGTATGACAACACCTCAGCCTGTCCCCTCTGCTGAGCTGACTGGTCAACTGAGTCCCTACTGCCGAACAGCTCAACCTCTGGAGCAACAACACTAGGGACCCAGTTTGATTTTGCCCAGCCTGTGTCAACTGGGGTTTGGATAATCAGGTCAGCTGTAATATCCAGCACGAGTGCAATGACCTGACGCTCCGTGACCCGTTTCAGCTCAGCACCAATGACCTTAGGCTCATCTGTAGAGACAGCCATGACAGGTCACTCCTCAGGCTCAACAATCTCCTCAGGCTTAATCTCCGTGGAGCCTTTCACCTTCTTGAGACGTTGTGCAGCTTTGGGAGTAATCTGAACGTCCTCATAACCCTCCTCCACTACAAACCAGAGACCTTTCCCACGGTTCTCTATTTTGCAGGTAGCAGGGTCATAAGCATAGGACTCCTCAAAGTCACCAGGGTTGGCTGGGTCAATGTACCTGGAACGGTACAGGCTCTCCAGTCTCCTTGGCTCACAGTCCACGTCTGGGTCCTGCCAGGGGAACTCATCCCCCTTGGCAAAATGAACACCACGGAACTTGAATGGAATCCTACAAACAAAGGTCCCGTCTGTGTTGAATGCTGGTCTCTCAATAGGCATAACCAGTGGTCTCCTTTCTGGTCTGTTGTTACCAGGTCCAGAGGCTGTTAGCCAACAGCACCAGAGAAGAAATAGCCAAGGTCAGCAGCAGTGAGCTTTTGATCCACAGCCATTTCAATCTCAATACGGTCAGACTCAATAGCCTCAATTCGGAACTTCTTGATCCTGGTTCCATTGGACCCTGCTCCCAGCAAACCCGTCCAGGAGAACGTGTAACCAGCAGAGGGAATCCGTAGACCAGGAGCAGGAGCAGAGTAACAGAGGAGAGCATGGTTCCCACCAATGAAGCTGTGGGAATTGGTAGCTCCCTCCTTAGCAGTGTTCTGAATGGCTTTCATGACCAGAATCCGGTCCAGCTCCAGGATAGAGGCAACAGCCTGGAGGGTAACCACAGCAGGAGAACCGGGAGTCTGACCATACTTGATGAGGTCCACAATGTCGGGGTGACGCTTGAGAGACTTCCAGACATTGTAACCAATGACCAGAGTGTTAGGCTCAAAAGCAGTGGACTCCAGAATGGTCCCCTTACCAGTCTCGACGTCACCAACAGGGTCACTGGCAGCGTCATCCCAACGGAGGAACTGGTTACCAGTGGGACCAGCAGCAACACCAGTCATGTCAGTGGTCCACTTGCTAGTGGCGAAATAGTTAGCAGCCCACAGGACCTCACGCTTGAGGAGAGCCTTGAGGGTCACCAGCTGCATTGCCTCAGCGTCAGCCTCAATGACGCTATCAGCATTGGCTCTCCGATCATCGTCAACGTCATGATGGAAAGCATACTTGGCACAGCTGTAGTTGGGGGAGTTGTCCACGGAGTAGTGACCACCAGCACTCTCAGTGGCAGGAGCACGGAGTTTCATCTCATCCCGGTTGAAGTAGCCACGGTCATAGGTGTAGTACCTATCAGACTTCTTTCCAACAGGAATGTTGGGAAACACACGGTCAGCAACAAAGTTTTCCTGTGCCTGGAAAAAGGCAATGGACATATTGCTGAGAGGTGTGTTTACGTGAACATCACCAGGCAACGGTTTCATTGTCTCACTCCTCCTA